ATAAGAATAATTTGACTACGAAACAGAAAGACCTTGTTGATACATACGTAACTACTGGCAAGTCTATAAAGGATTGTGCTGAATTAGTAGGATATGCAAAGGGAGAGAGTGGTAGAGTAGTAGCTAGTAGAACGTTACGATTACCCCACGTACAGAGGTACATGATGGAACGTGTAGCAAACACAGTAGGATTAGGGGCAGTAAGTGCATCAAGGAAGTTAGTTGAGTTATCAAGTGACGCCAAGAGTGAGTACGTACAACTAGAAGCCAGTAGAG